TGATAAAAGTTGAAGGCCATTCAAATCTTTATAGAGACGAAAATAGTGGCGCTATCATTAACAATGATAGCGTTGCTTATAATCAATATGTAAATTCCATAGACCAAAAAGAACTAAAAAGAAAGGAATTAGATGACATGAAAAAAGATATTGATGAAATAAAATCACTTCTAAAAGAGTTTTTAAAATCTAATTAGATGGCAATTAATATAAATATAGCATAGAGGTCTATTAGAGTATCAAATAATGGCTGTTTATGTATCAAGTATTGTGATCGAACAAGGATTTGACTTTGATACTTCATTTGAATTAGAAGATACCAGAACAAGCGCAGCACTCGATTTAACATCTGCTACTGTCGAAAGTAAATTGAGAAAACATTATGGTTCTTCAACTGCAACTACATTTACATCTTCGATCACAAATCCTGATGGCGGTGTAGTTACTATTTCTTTGAGTTCTACTCAAACAGTTGATTTAAAACCTGGTAGATATGTTTATGATGTAAAAGTTACAAGCGGAGGTAAAATTTTTAAGGTTGTTGAGGGTTCCGCAATAGTAAGACCTGGGGTAACAAGATAGTATGGCCACAATCAAAGCTAGAGTTGACAGAGACAACTCGACTATAGTCAAAGCTAGAGTTGGTAGTCAAAATGCTGTTCGTGTTTTATCCAATGCATCTGCACCACCAACAAAATTACTTAATCTAACTGATATAAATTCCACTGATAAAACTGATGGAAATCTCTTAATATGGGATTTTCTATCAGAAACTTTTGTTCTGGGGAATGATATTGATAGGAATATTCTTATCAGTGATTCCACTTCATCAACAACTGCGACTACTGGTGCATTAGTAATTACTGGTGGAGTTGGAATTGGAGAGAACTTAAATGTTGCCGGTTTAGGCAATTTTGGAACTGGATCCAATTCAATTAATATCAATGGATCTACTGGAGTAATAAACGTCGGATCGGGTGTTACTATTAGTGCCACTGAAGGAATATTTGTTCCGGCATTAACAGTTGGTAATGCCACAAATTCGGCATCATTAACTGCTGATACTCTTACAATACTTGGAATTACAACATTATCATCCGTCAGTGGATTTACAACTATTGGTGGAAACTTATTTGTAAAAGATAATTTAGAAGTTGCAGGAACTTCCAATTTTATTGGAACCGCAACTTTTAGGGGAGGCACAATTAATCTCGGTGATGGAAATACTGATGATATTAATGTAAGTGGTGAATTTGTATCGCATCTAATACCAAATGATGATAATTTATATGACATTGGATCTTTAACAAGAAGATGGCGCAATGCATCATTTTCTGGGTTAACCACCACCAACACCTTAAATGTTAGTGGAGAATCGATATTTCAAAGTAATATAAGTATTACTGGTTTTGTTACTGTAACTGAAGGTTTATATTATGATTCTGATGATTATGACGGTCCTAATGGTATTGCATACTTTGATAATACTGGAAAGTTAATTGGAGCAGCAAGCACTGAAAATGCTCTCACTGAAACTTATTATATACTTACAACTAATGCGGTAGGAATACCGACCTGGACTTCAGTTATAGACGGAGGTGTTTTCTAATGGCCAAACCAGGAACCAGACAAGAATTAATAGACTATGCATTAAGAAAACTGGGAGCACCAGTTTTAGAAATCAATGTTGCTGATGAGCAGATTGACGACTTGGTTGATGATACTATCCAGTATTTTAATGAACGACACTATGATGGTGTTGAGAGAATGTATTTAAAATATAAGATTAGTCAAGAAGATATTGATAGAGGTAAGGCATCCGGAACCACGGGAGTAGGTATCGTAACTACCACAGGAACTTCTACTATAACTGGAACAGCAACTACTTTCAGTTTTTATGAAAATTCTAATTATATTCAAGTTCCAGATTCTGTTATTGGTATAGAAAACATATTCAAATTTGATACTAGTGCTATATCTGGTGGAATGTTTAGTATTAAATATCAAATGTTCTTGAATGATCTTCACTATTTTGGATCAGTGGAATTACTTCAATATGCAATGACTAAAAGTTACTTGGAAGATATTGATCACATATTGACTACGGATAAGCAGGTTAGATTTAATAAGAGACAGAATAGACTATATCTAGATATTGATTGGAAGGCACAGAAAAAAGATACTTATCTAGTAATTGAGTGCTACAGAGCATTAGATCCTGCAAGTTTTTCTCAAATATATAATGATAGTTTTGTAAAGAAATACTTGGCTGCTTCACTTAAAAAGCAGTGGGGTCAAAACTTAATTAAGTTCCAAGGAGTTAAACTTCCCGGTGGAACAGAATTGAATGGAAGGCAATTGTATGAAGATGGAGAAAGAGAGCTTGAAGATATTAAACAAAGAATGTTCTCAGAATATGAAATGCCACCTTTGGATTTGATAGGGTAATTAGACATGTCACTTAATCCATTTTTCCTGCAGGGAACTAGAAACGAACAATTTCTTGTTCAAGACATAATAAATGAACAATTGAAAATTTATGGGATAGAGGTAATATATCTTCCCAGAAAAATTTTTAAAACAGATGACATTATTAGAGAAATACAATCATCAAAATTTGACGATTCATTTGCATTAGAAGCATATCTGAATAATTATGATGGATATGCTCCAGATAGTGATATCATGACCAAATTTGGTCTAAGACTAAAAAATGAGATTAGTTTAACCATTTCCAGAGAACGATTTGAAGAATTTATCGTTCCATTTCTGGAAGGTATTAGTTCTGGAATTAGAGATGGATTAATTACGGATTATGATTTTGCAGACTTGATTACAAGACCAAAAGAAGGTGACTTAATATACTTCCCTCTGGGAGAAAGACTCTTTGAAATTAAAAGAGTAGAATCCGAAAAACCTTTCTATCAGTTGGGTTCGAATTATGTTTATGAATTGAGTTGTGAACTGTTTGAATATGAAAATGAACTTATTGATACTTCTATAGAAGAACTTGATAATACTGTTAAAGATGAGGGATATATTACCAATCTTGTCTTGGTTAGTACTGCCACAACTGCAACTGCAACTGCAACTATTGCGACTGGTGCCATTTCGGAAATATTTTTAAATAATGATGGATCTGGATATACTTCGGCACCAACAGTATCCATAACTCCTGCACCAGTTGGAGGAACTAATGCATCAGCAGTTGCAATTACAACTTCTATCGGTAATGTCAAATCTATTCGAAGATTGGAAATAACAAATGCTGGTGCAGGATATACTATTGCCCCAACAATATCTTTCTCTGGTGGAGGAGGATCGGGAGCAGCAGCAACTTGTTCTATTGGAGGAACATTATCAAGTTTACAAACAATCTCAATAACAGGATCTGGTGTAGGATATGCTTCTGTACCAACTGTTAATATTATTGGATCAGTTGGATCTGGAGTAACCGCAACTGTAGTTGCAGGAGTAACAACTACACAGATTTCAAGTATAAGAATTTTAAAACCTGGAATTGGTTATACCGAAGCACCTACAGTTGAATTTAGTGATTTCCCAACAGTTGGTGTCGGAACATTCACATATAATGAAGAAGTCGTTGGTCAGACATCAGGAACTACAGCAAGAGTCAGGGAATTCAAAACAGTTACTTCTTCAGTTCCTGGAGTTCTTCCAGTAACTTCAATGCGTGTATCCCTAAATACTGGTAAGTTTTATGTTGGAGAAACTATCGTAGGATCTTCATCCTCGGCATCATATACTATTGAATCTTATGAAGATGATAGTTATGAAAATCCATATGACGTTAATGAGGAGATTGAAACAGAAGCAGACAGCATATTAGATTTTACAGAATCTAATCCCTTTGGAGATTATTAATGTTAGGAACTTATTTTTACCACGAAATTATAAGAAAAACTATTATCGGTTTTGGAACACTGTTTAATGGTATTTTTATTAAACATACAAAATCTGATGGTAGTATTTTGGATGAGATAAAAGTTGGTCTCTCCTATGGACCAATGCAAAAGTTTCTGACCAAAATCCAAGAGCAGGCAGATTTAACCAAAGCAACTGCAATAACTCTTCCAAGAATGTCATTTGAAATGACTACGATTCAATATGATACGACCAGAAAGGTAGGAGTTACTCAAACTTTCAAAGCTTCCGATGGAACTAATCTAAAGAAAGTTTACATGCCCGTTCCTTATAACATTGGGTTTGAACTTAATATTTTTAGTAAACTGAATGATGATGCCCTACAAATTGTAGAACAAATTTTGCCATTTTTTCAACCTTCATTTAACTTAACCGTAGACTTGGTTGGATCAATAGGAGAAAAAAGAGATGTTCCAATTATTTTAGATAGTATTGATTTCCAAGACGATTATGAAGGATCTTTTGAGACTAGAAGAGCATTAATTTATACATTGAGATTTACTGCCAAAACGTATTTGTTTGGTCCGATTGCAGACAGTACAGATGGTCTTATCCGTAAGGTTCAGGTTGATGTAAGTAGTGGAACAAACACATCTACTGCAAGAAGAGAGATGCGCTATACGGCAACTCCAAAGGCACTGACGGATCAAAATAATGATAGTGTAGTAAATAGTGCAGATGATGCTCTCCTTGGTCCTGACGATGATTTTGGATTCAATGAAGATTGGAGTTACTTGGCAAATTCTAAGGACTATAGTCCAACTAGACAAACTGATATTTGATTACTATGACTGATAATTATAATTCTATAGACGAAGCTCTCAATACGGAGAGCAATATTGTTGATGTGAGCGAAACTACATCAAAGATAGAGATAGAAAAGCGGAAAGATAATGACATTAGAAAAGATTACGAATATACTAGAGCAAATTTATATTCTCTAATAGAAAAAGGTCAGGAAGCAATTAATGGAATAATGGAAGTTGCTGGCGAGGGAGCTAGTCCCAGAGCATATGAAGTTGCAGGTCAGTTAATCAAAAGTGTTGCAGATACAACAGATAAATTAATTGATCTTCAGAAAAAACTTAAAGATGTGGAAGAAGATACAAAGAAAACTACAAATAACGTGACAAATAATGCAGTGTTTGTTGGATCAACATCAGAATTGCAAAAAATGTTAAAGCAGGGTTTCCTAAATAATAATACGGATAAAGAATAAGAATGTCCAAGTGCAAATCAGGTTACTATTATTGTTACACTGATAAAAAGTGTAAACCTATTTCAAAGG